TGAAGCTGGTATCCCCGCCAGTAGGTATGGCAAATGTTTCACGTGAAACACTTCAGCTTGAGTGTGATGGGCTGGCGGGCTCCCAGCATCTTGATACCCCGGTGCGCACCCAGGATCTCACCGGCCATCCCGGCCATCAAACCGGCTTTACCACATCCGATGTTTCACGTGAAACATTAGACCCAGATGCCGACCTCTTCCCATGTGCGCTTTAACATATCGCCATGCGCCCAATTGCGGATTTGGAGGTGCTTCCCCTCCATCTCTTTGGGGTCATCAAATACCGTCACCTGTTCAAACTTAACAGCATGCGGATGTTCTGGCGTCGGTGCAGGCACCGTCCTCCACTCGCCGCGCTGCATTTTGGCAAACCGATCCATTGGGTCGTTAATATAGTGATCTCTATCATGCCAATGGGGGTAGCGCGTTGGAGCAACTGAAGACACCGAAGGGTTGGTGTAAACCCAATCCGTTACTTCTCGAAATTTATCAATGTGGCCACCCACGCACTCTGACCCACCAAACTGGGCAACAGACATTGGTTTCCACAACGGAACCTCAACAATTTCAAAATCCCAGCCAACGCCCCAAACTGTAGCCCAACGCTCAAAGATATGGTGAAGCTTCATCAGACTATCTGCCCGCACAACCGCTGGCGCGGCCAATAAGCTTCCAAACCCCGCCAAGAAGTTACGCCTTGATGCAATCATTGCACTCTCCCGATGTTTCACGTGAAACATTAATAGCCGCTATGGAGCCATCCCCAATACCCGCTGACTTGTTGGCGCGGCTAAACCAACCGGGCGTTCCTTAGATGCCTAACTATTCCGGGTCGCCAAGGTCGTAGTTGGCTACGGTTTTTCCATTGCTGTTCATTACGTAAACCATGCCAAAATCAATGGTTCGCGTTAACCGACCGCCATGGACAAGTGGCCCGGTGGTATAGCGAAGCTCCCATATCATGGGCTTGTCCGTATCAACAACCTCTTCTGCATTGTCTTGATACCAAACGGTTTCGGCCTCGATAAGATGTTCAGTGTTATGCTTATCAATGTGCTTGATGGTAAACACGCTGTTCTCCTAGTGCTGCTATGACGGGAGATCCGTCCAAATCACTATAGCAAAATAATCAACCATCAGCTATAGTTATATTGAATAAGGGGGATGCTAGTGCGCAAAAATGTTTCTAAACGCCGTTGGAAAGCCCGGCTCCTTATAGGCAAATGGATTCCGGCTATGGTAATCTACCACTACGGCTTTGATGATCTATACGGTGATGCTCTTGTCCATCATCCAGAAATGCACTTCTACAAAATGGCCCCCAAGGTATGACAACGCTTACGCTTGACGGCCAGCAGATTGACATTGAACGCCAGCTTGCAGAGCTGGATCGAGTAGATTGTGAAGAAAGCCTTTATGCATTCCTAAAACACTCATGGAAATACATTGACGCATCGCCGTTCACCGAGGGCTGGCCCATCGAGGCCATAGCAGAGCATCTGCAAGCAGTCGCAGATGGTGAGATTCGCAGGCTCATTATCAACATCCCGCCCCGCATGGGTAAGTCGTCCATCACCTCGTGCGCGTTCCCTGCGTGGGTATGGGCGCAATCTCACATCAGCCCAACCTCTGGCGCGGGCGTACAGTTCCTTCATGCATCATATGCTCAGCAGTTGTCCCTGCGTGATAGCGTCAAGTGCCGCCGCCTCATTGAAAGCCCATGGTACCGCAGCCTCTGGGGCGACAGGTTCAAGCTTACCTCAGACCAGAACACCAAGGGGCGCTTTGATAATGACAAAAATGGATCACGGCTTAGCACGTCCGTTGGTTCGGCGCTTACTGGCGAGGGCGGATCTATTATTGTGGTCGATGACCCTAATGCGGCCCAAGAGGCTTTCTCCGAGGCTACCATTGCATCGACCATTGAGTGGTGGGATGGCGCGCTATCGACCCGCCTCAATGACCCTAAAACTGGCGCGTTTGTTGTCATCCAGCAAAGGCTGTCAGAAGAAGACTTGACCGGCCACATCATGTCCAAGGACGAAGGCGAGTGGACCCACCTCTGTCTGCCCATGCGCTACGAATGGCAACGGCACTCCGTCACCGCCATTGGCTGGAATGACCCCCGTGGCTGTGACGATGAGGGCGAGCCCCTTGTTGAAGTAGACGATGACGGCAACCGGGTCGCTATCAACATCGAGGCCCAGATAGAGCTTGAGGAAACCCGCGAAGGTGAACTCCTCTGGCCGGATCGCTTTGGCGAGACCGAAGTGATTATCCTTGAGAAGCAGCTTGGGCCTTGGTCAGCAGCCGGTCAACTTCAGCAGCGCCCGGAGCCAAAGGGCGGCGGCATCATTAAACGTGAGTGGTGGCAACCTTGGGATTCCCCGCACTTTCCTAATATGGATCTGATCATAGCCACGCTAGACACCGCATACACGACCAAAAGCGAGAACGACCCGTCTGCCATGACGGTATGGGGCGTATTTTCAAGTGGAGTTTCTGTTCAATCGCCAAGCCATGCCGGTAACCGACACGGTGAGCGCGTATCATATGAGCGGCAATACACTGAAACCGCGCCAAGGGTTATGCTCATGCATGGATGGCAAGGCCGCTATGAGCTGCACGATTTGGTTCTGAAAGTCTCCGACACGTGCCGTAAACTCAAGGTTGACACGCTCCTCATTGAGAACAAAGCCGCTGGGCACTCGGTAGCTCAAGAAATCCGCAGGATGTACGGGCATGAAAAGTTTGGCGTCCACATGTTTGATCCAAAGTCCCAAGACAAGCTGGCGCGGCTGTACTCGGTTCAGCATTTATTTGCCGAAGGTCTGGTCTTTGCCCCCGCCAGGCAATGGGCCGAGATGGTCATCACCCAAGTAGGCCAGTTCCCCAAGGGCAAGCACGACGACTTGGTTGATACCGTAAGCATGGCTATGAGGCATCTGCGTGAATCCGGAGCTATCATGCGCAGCGATGAGTTTAAAGCAGAGCTTGAGGATAGCTTGGCCTTTAAGGGCAATAATCAATGGACTCCGCTCTATCCAGTTTAGCCAAAATCCTGTAAAGTCTAGGTATTCAGCAGGAAATGAGCATGTCCCAAGTACTTGCCAGCGCCATTGTCGATGTGATCACGCCCAATACGCCCGTCCGTATTGGCAACTTCCGGGTTGAGGTCTGGGGGCAAGGCCCCTATGACTACGTTCGTCACTATGAAATTATGGCGCAATCCGATACTATTGCGGCTCAAGAAGGTATTCGGCGCTTCGTCGCGGAGATGGAAGCCCTTGATCCTAATAAGGAATAACTTCTATGCCAATGACGCCGGGGCTTATGGGGAACATTAGGCAAGCGCCGCCTGAGGAAGAAGCTCTCGGCGATGGCAACGCGATCATTGAGATCATTGAGGACGGCCAAGATACTGAAAAGGCTGACAAAGACGGCGCAATCCTTGAAATTGAACATGCGGACGGCTCAATAACCATTTCCCTTGATGGGAAACCCATTGATGACAACCGCGAAGAGCGTGATGAGACCAATTGGTATCGCAATTTGGTTGAGGACGTTGCCGAAAGCCACCTGAACAGCATTGCGCAAGAGCTTTTGCGCGGCATTCGGGATGACATTCAAAGCAGGAATGACTGGATTGAGGACCGGGCACAAGGAATTAAGTTGCTTGGCCTTAAGCTTGAGGTTCCTGGCTTGCAGGGAGCCTCTGATGGGGCTCCGGTAGAGGGCATGAGCAAGGTTCGCCACCCGCTGCTGCTTGAAGCAGTACTGCGATTCCAAGCAAATGCGCGTTCTGAGCTGCTGCCCACCGATGGGCCGGTCAAAATTCGCAACGACAACAACAATGCGACCCTTCAGAGCGACCAGCTAGCCAATGCTTTGGAGAATGACCTCAATCATTATCTGACTGCAACGGCTACTGAGTACTATCCTGACACGGATCGCATGCTTCTTATGCTTGGCTTTGGCGGCACAAGCTTCAAGAAGGTCTATTTCTGCCCGTTACGCAACCGTCCGGTATCTGAGAGCGTCGATGCAAACGATTTGATCGTCAATAACTCTGCGACAGACCTCAGAAACGCTAAGAGGATCACTCATCGATCCTATATGCGTCCCAGCACGGTCAAAAGGCTCCAAATCCTTGGGGTTTACCGCGATATTGACTTGTCTACGCCCAAAGAGCCGGATCTGGACAGCGTTCAGCGCGAAAAGAGCGCCCAGCAGGGCATTGCTACGGGCTCTATGAACCCGGATGACCGTGATCGCGAGATCTATGAGGTCTATTGCGAATTAGACCTTGTTGGGTTTGAGCACAAGCACAAGAAAAAACCTTCTGGGTTGGAAATCCCGTACATCGTGACCCTCGATGTGTCGTCCAACCAAGTTTTGTCGGTGGTGCGCAACTATGCAGAGGATGATGCAGAGCTTCCGGTCGCTAAGCGTCGGTTTGTTAAGTACACTTTTGTCCCTGGCATGGGCTTCTATGACATTGGCCTGCTCCATATACTTGGCAACACGACAAATGCTATCACGGCGGCGTGGCGGGAACTTTTAGACGCTGGCATGTACAACAATTTCCCCGGCTTCCTCATGGCTGACACCGGAGCCCGGCAGAACACCAATATATTCCGTGTTCCTCCTGGCGGGGGTGCATTGGTCAAGACCAACGGCATGCCTATCAACCAAGCCATCATGCCTTTGCCCTATAAGGAGCCGTCTGGAGCCCTGATGAACCTTGTCGTTCAGATGGCTGAGACTGGCATGCGCGTTGGCGGCACATCTGAGGTCATGGTGACCGAAGGTAAGCCCGATGCGCCTGTGGGTACAACGCTCGCTATGATTGAGCAGGCTCAAAAGGTTCTAAACTCGGTCCACAAGCGCCTCCATGCAGCTCAATCTGAAGAGTTTGAGATGTTGGTTGAGTGTTTCAAGGATCACCCAGAAAGTTTTTGGCAGAAGCGCCGGAAAGCAGCATATCCTTGGGATGAAAAGACATTCTTGGACGCTTTGGACAATTATTACTTTGTCCCGCAGGCGGATCCCAACACCTCAAGCCAAACCCAGCGCCTTATGAAAGTGCTGGCCTTAAAGCAGTTGGTAGCGTCCAACCCATCTCTGTATGATCCGATTGCGGTAGATACGGCTGCGTTGCAGGCTCTTGGTTGGTCCAACCCGCAGCAGTTTATGATCCCGCCGTCTGCGCAGGGCAAGCCTCCGCCAGAGCTTATGCAGGCCATGGCTAAGGCCCAGAACGACAAGAGCAACGCCGAGGCTCGCATGCTGGATAGCCAGACCCGTGCGCAGGAGTCTCAAGCAAGGCTTGAACTGGACCACATGCGTCTTCAGATGGAGATGCAACGCGATCAGGGTGACCCCGCCAAGATGGCACAGGTTGATACGCAGCGGATGGAAATCGAGCAGCGCAATCAGGACACCATGTTTGACGCCATCAACCGCAAGCGCGACCGCGAGAGCCGCGAGCGCCTTGCTGCTGTTAAGCTAGCTGAAGAAGTTATGCGCAACCCTGACGGGCTAGCAACTGCTCAGCAGTTTATCGATCCTCAAATGCTTCAGCGTCTAGAGGGCAATGAGCCCACTCTGGATGGCACCAAGACTGGAGAACTGTAATGGCTTCTCCCGCCTATGAGCTTTCTACTGACGCCAACGGCAATACCGTT